ACATATTATCCAGGAATAGTTGGGAATTAACCTCCAACAACGAAAACAGTAGATTTAAACTTTGGTTGCCATCCTTATAAATAATAATGCGAATCAAATAATGTGTAAGCTACATAATCAGTTGGTTTTATATCAAGAGTATCTACAGAATTTTACTTTTCGAAGTCTTGAATAGTTCCTTAGTAAGGTGACCATAAATCTATTACAGGAGCTACAGGCTGAGATTATACTTTAGCTTGATATAAATCATATTATTTATTGTAGTAATTGATATCATAAGCATCATTTCTAGGTCTTACTGGATGGAAGATGATGTTATTGAAGAGAGCTATGGCGTTTTTGATAGATTGTTCGGCATGTTTTTCAAATTAAAAAACTTGATGTATGGGAATAGTCTTATTTTAAAGTATTATACCATCTATCATTTGAATTGCTCCATTAACTAGTACAGGTATTCTTTAGCCCTTATATATTTTGGATGGGATTATTGGCCATAATGCCTCGTCGACTCCATTAGCTCTTGCTGTATCTCTAGCCTTCATCGCTTATTGAATTTATACATATCTAGCATCTTCATCATATTGAGAGACTAGTTGAGTGAGAGGGATTTTTGTAGCAATTGGTTCTGTATATACTAATTATCCTTTTAGCAATTATTACAATTTAGAGATGTATTTAGCCTTGCTGACTTATTGAGCTTATCTGAGGAATACTTATAAATTTCGCCTGTATTATTTAGCTGCTTTGATCACGTTCTCGTCTTTGGATATAATTTAAGCTATTAATTTATTAGCAGCTATAGTGCATCTTTGCTGAAGTACTCGAGATATTTTAGTGAATTTAGAACCAACGTCTATAATATGTAATCTTTTCTTTTATTGATATGACAGTAAAGATAAGTTGTAGTTTAGCAGTCTAACTATCATTCTTTACAGTGCTGATGCTTGTAAACTATCAGCGATGGCTCTAGCGTGTGGATGGCCTCCTGAGCTTATTCCTGCTTTTGCTATTTATTCTCCGCTGTATCCCATCCCGTATAATTGATATACAGTATTCATGTCTTTAGAGATCGATCCGGTTAATTGAGATACTATTTTACCGCCTGATATTTTTAATCCTGCACCATATGTTTAAGCGGAATTTTTAGGTTTTGGAATAGCTTTATCATATATTGAAGCTATTAATGTGCTTTTTAATCTCTATTCTGCTGATTTATTGATCATTTTTGCTTTATAATTTTTTATGAGAGATCTTGATCTTAAAGTTAGCTTCAATTTATTTAATAGAGAATCGAGAGCGATATATAATAATAGTAACACACAAGAAATAATTACAGTAATTAATGAATATATGAATATTTTTGCTAGAGTTTGTGTATCAAAATAATTTTTGTGTGTACTTTGTGCATTAATCTTTTTCGATTGTGCATTAACCATAAGGAGATTGAAGATTATAAACAAAAGCAAGTTTTTGTTTCTAGCAATTTTAGCTAAACAAAATAGCAGAAAACCAATGATAAAAGAATAATGGAACAATTGTTCGA